AACTATTCCAGAAGCTGCTCTTGAATTAGATTCAGAGATTGATATGCTAGACCATCTTGGAGTATGGAGAATTAAGAATGATGAAAAGCTTGATATTGAACTATTAGTGCAAGCCAATCAATCTAGTATTACTACATTTATGTTTAAAAAATCAATTGCTGTTAACGATAATAATACTCTTAGATTTATAACTAAATCATCGGCTGTAGATTTTGTTAAAGATTAATAGTAATGTGAGAATATAATGACTCATAAACAGCGTATATTAGAAAATGTTCAAAGTTTAAGCAATCTTACTGCTACAGCTATTGACAAGATTGATAAAAATCTTTATATAGCTGGTGCAAGAAAAATGCTTGATACTATTGGAACAACTGCATATAGTGAGTATGTTGCATTGCAGTCAAATTCTGCTGTTGTTAGTGAAATAGAAGACGAAGATTATGCTTTTGAAAATTCATCTGATGATGGAAGAAAGTTGAAGGATTTAGAATTATCAGAAGCATATTTCGTCTTATTTTTCTTGTCTCTTGCTTTAAGAAGAATTGATATTGATGTGTTTATGACTGAAATGGAAACATGGGGTGAAGGTAGAATTGACCCTGTTGATATTGATAAGTTGTTAGCGTATGGAGATAAGTATCTTAAAGAAGGCAGAATAATTGCAATGATATATGGAAGCAGTAGCGGATTGAATGTTGATGAAGATGGACTTATATCTGGAAATATCGGAGTATTTGCCGTATGACAATTACAGAAGTTCAAACAAACGTAATCAATACTCTGACTAAAGCTGGTTATCAGAATGTTAAAGACAACTTACTAGTTGGCATAACAGAGAATGAGCATTATCCTTTTGTTGTAGTTGATTTAGCTTCTTCTATTGTTCAGACTATAGCAAGTGGTAAATATACTCCTGGAGTTCATTATCTTATTATTACTTGTTATCAAAAAGCAAAGATTGGAATTACTCAAGCTAGACAGTCTGCTGTAAGTACACTTGAAGCTGTTATGGAACTTCTTAATTTACAGATATTAGAAAATAAGATAGAATATGTTGATACTGTTATGAATAACATTAAAGTATGTGGTGCTGGATGTATAGTTGAAGTTGGAGCATATTAATAATGAATATTCTTGAAGTTCAGGCAATGGTCATACAAATGATAAAAGATGCTGGATATGCAAATGTTAAGGATAATTTGCTAGATGGTATTACTTCAAGTGAAACGTATCCTTTTGTATTAGTTGACCTTGCCTCTTCTGAGAATGTTGATTTAGCATCTGGTGCATATAAGAGGTTTGTTCATTATTTGAATGTATCAGTATTTGATAAAGCAGAAGATGATATTAGAGATGCAAGAGAAACTGCATCTGGAGAATTAGAATACATACTTGGTATATTAAATTTTCAGTTGCTTGAGAATAAGATTGATTATACAGATACAGTATTAAATAATGTTAAAGTATGTGGAGCAGGTTGTATCGTTGAAGTAGATGCATATTCTGATTTAACATATAGTTCTACATTAGCTATTGGTTCAAATCCATCAGGTGCAGAGATATTAATAGATGGTGAGTATATTGGAAGACAGACTCCATATTTTTTAAAAAAACCTCAGTCTGGAACATATTCAGTTGAAAAAGAAGGATATACTTTTAATCCAGTTGTCTTTGTAAATGAAGGATTAGAAAATCAAATAATGTTTTTTAATAACAATGAAGAAGGTGGAAGTCAAAATGATAAATAAAGAAGTAAAATGGGGAATTGAGCCTCCAAAAAGGTTCTTGAATATCGACGAAACTAATGCTTCGATAGATGTGTTTACTAATAACAGACCCCCATTTTACTTTCTTTATTGTAAAAACAAAAAACAATAGGAGCATTAAGATGACAGTATCTCTTTACAAAATTCTTGCTATAAAGCAAGCTATGGAATCATTAAACTTGGTTTCAATTCCAGTTATTGACGAAAAAGACATTGAGTCAGTTATTAGTTTATTTATTGTTGGATTAGCAGACAGAGAAGAAGATTTTAATAAGCTTCTTAACACAATTTCTGGTGAGTCTAGACTTTGGTCTGAAGATATGATTGAATCTCATAAGGTATTGCATGATTTTTTTACTCTTATTCCCAGGGAATTAAGCGTTTTAATCAATCAATTAAAGAGCGTGAGCTCCACGCTAGAAAATGTGGTTATGAAGATGATGCAGGAGGAGATGAATACCCCGAACAGTGTGGAAAACCAAGAGACCTTACAGAATCCGACTTCTTCAGAAAAGTAATTATAAATCTTTCTAATAATGGAATAGATTGCGATAAGATTAGTTTATCTGATGCACTTATATTAAATGAAGACATAAACGTTCAAAACACAAGAGAAGCTATCTTTAAAACAACTCCTTATATTAAAGATAAAGAAAAATGTAAATTGTTTGAAGGATTAGCAATAAGTATAGATTGGTCAGTAGCGCTAAATAGTCTTTTGAAGGAAGCAAATGCTTGTTACGAGAGCCAGCACGATAAAGAGAGCAGTTGATAAACTCTGTAAAGAATATACAGATATGTCAAGAACTGCTGTCAGAAATATGGTGTCTAGAAACATAGGTCATAAGATGCTTTACAAGATGCTTGATGATATAGATGTGCTTTCTTCAGAAACTAGAGAACTTATGGATTTTAATACTCTTACAAAGAGAGTAAAAATAGACCATCCAATAAATCCGTCATATATGTATAAAAAGTATAAGTTTGAAAAATTTCCTAAAATGTATGCACCTGATATGACAGATAAATATATTAAATCTCAGATATATGAGCAATCTCAAGTATTAGATGCTGTAAATTATGCATCACAAAAAAGTAGAAGTGGAATTGCAAATAGATTATTACTAAATATATTTAATCCAGCTGTTGCAAATTGTGTTGCAGCTCAGATTTCTATATCTTCTGCTACATATAAGATATTTACTGCTCAGTGGCCTAAGATATTAGACCCAGTTGCTAATGCAGTATATAGAAGAAGAAAGAAGTGGATTACTGGTCTTACTGCAAAATCTATAAAAATGAAGTTTAAGTTTTTTGATGCTGGAGCTTCAGAATATGCAAAAAGTTCTAAAAAAGAAACTGGAATATATATAGAAATGAGAGCAGATTATAGAACTCCAGGAAGAAGAGTAAACTATTATAAAGATATGATGGATAGAGGTGCATATAGTTCTGGAGATATTCCTGATTTGCCAGCTATTTATGGATGGATAAAAAGAAGACAAGCAGCTGGAGTATGGAGACCGCTTATAGTTACTAATTATAGAAGATATGATAGCAAAATGGGAAAGTTATCTAAGATTTCACACGATATAAAAGAAGCATCTCCAGGATTAGCTGCATATATGATTGCTAAGAGAATGCAAAAGATGTTTGAGTCTACAGGAAAACTATATCCGTTTGGTAATATGGATAAATATAGTGTTCCAAGAAGAAAGTTTTATGGCACTCAAATTCATCATTTTGAAGGGCCTAATATGAAATGGGATGATACAGTTGAAAGCTATAGCATATTTACTGAGATTATGATGGAAACATTAAGGATAATTCATGGATATGCAATGAGAGCAAACTCTGAAATTGAAGTTCCAGTTATTGGAACAGATACATTTCAAACTGATAATCATTTAGAATTTAAGCATAGACTTATGAGAGCAATAACTGCAATTGAAGATAATAGAGAATCTAAAGAATTAAGGTCTGCTATAGCGTCTCTTAATGCATACGTAGATTATCATAATGTTAGAAAGAAAATTAAACTTGATGATTATATAATTGGTGCTGGTGGAAGCAAGGCTTTTACTAAAAATGAATTAAATGGGATGAAGCTATTAGCTAAATCTCTTGGAATAGTAATAAAAATATGAGGATACTATTATGGCAAAGACTTCTGTTGTCGTTGACTTTAGAGTAAATGGTCAAAATGAATTAGCTTCAGCTATCAAGCAGGTTGGAGCTGCAATTAACTCTATTAATTTTGATAAGCTTGGAGAAGCAACTGCTTTAGCTGGTATTCTCAGTTCTTTTGGTCAAAGTAAATTTACATTTGATGTAACTACTGGCTCTGGTGTAAAATCTGCTATTGATACGCTAAGACAGTTATTGGCAGAGTTTAATAAAGTAGAAAATATCAGAAACGCAATGATGAAACAAGGCAGAGCTCCAGTTACGTATTTTGAAAGTGTTGCACAGACTGCAACTAATATTCCAGAAGGAATGACTGTCAATAAAATACATGGTATGCTTTCAAAAATAGGCAAGATTAAAAAAGAAGATGGAATAACTTCAGAACAAATAGAAAATCTTGAAGAGCTTGCAAGAACATTAAAAGAAGCTCAAAACTTTTTAAAAGAAGCTGGAGATACTGGTGCATTTCTTGGAGAAGAAGTTAAAAAATATGTAGATATTTTTCTTAACTTTGAGCCAGCTATAAGAAAGGCATTAGATGAAGGTAGAGCAAAATATGCTGGTATAACTGGAAAAGTAGGCGATACTATAAGTGAGATATTTAGAAATCTATCTCAAAGAGTTCGTGATGAAGCTATAATAGCAACTCAGGAACAATTGAAAATAAAAAAAGAAGATTTAAGAGCTGCTAAAGCTGCAGAGAGAGCAGTAAATAAGGATAAAAGCGCTACTGAATATCAAATTCAAGCTGCAGCTAAGGCTGTAAGTTATTTAGAAATTGAAGTAAGAGATTTGCAACAATCTGTTACTGACCTTACAAATGCAAATAAAGTTTTAAAGAGAGAAGAAAGTGAAGTAAGGTCTTCTCAAGGAGCATTAAAGAATGTTCAGTCTGCAAAAGTTAAGGCAGAAGTTCTTGCAAATGCTGATGATTTAGGTAAACTTTTTAAAGATATTTTGTTTATTAACAATAAGGCATCTGCAAAACAAATAGCCGATGCAATTAATAGAAGAGAAAAAGACCTTATTGATTATTTAAGTAGCAATACAGTATATGGTATGAGTCCAGATGAACAAAAGAAACACTGGGCTACTGTATTATCAAAAACACAGGATATTCTCAAATATAGAGAACTTGCAATGATGAAAGAAGTTGCAATGCCAGAAAAGCAATTCAAAGCATTGCAAAGAGACCAAAAAATTTATCAAGTTCCACAAAACCTAACAGAACAAAAAATAGATGAATTAGAGTCTAGATTAAATAATGCATCTAATGTTACTGAGGAGATGTTGCAACTTATAGAACTTCTTGAACAATTTAGAAAGATTGCTAAAGTAGTTACTCCAAGACAGAAAGTTCCTATTACAGACCAAGACTCTCAAAATCTTGCTGATTATATGTTGCTATGGAGAGATGTCCAAAATAAAATTAATCAAGCACTAAAAAAAGCAAGAAATCAAATAATAGCTGAAGCTACATCCCCATTGTGGACTCCAGAACAATATATTGAACAAAGAAAATCAAATATTGCACAGTATAAACAATCTACTCAACAAGAAAGAGATGACTTACTTATTAAATTTAAAGCTGAAAAAGATTCAATTAGTAAAAGATTAAATGAAGTAAGGAAAAATATACATGGACTTAATACAGAAGAAGAAAAACAAGCAATACAAACACTAAAATATCTTAGCGCTCAATTAAACTTAAGAAAACTTCTAATAGATGCAATTCAGCAAGCTAATGCAGAAATAAAAAAAGAACCAAAACAGAAAGAGCAAAAACCAGAAGAAGTAGAAAAAAAAGTAGATAAAGAGATAAAGAAAAAAGAAGCTGAACAACAAAAGGAATTAAACAAACAACAAAAAGAGCAGCTAATGCATGATGAAAAAATAGCTGCTATTGAAGAAAAGATTTTGATTTCTCAGGGAGCAAGATATAATCTTAAACAAGTTCTTCTTGCTATGGAAGCTAGGCTTCTTGAAATAAAGTCATTAGATGCCGAAATGGAATCCAATGCACTTATTGTTGAACAACAAAAGAGAGCAGACGCTGAGGGTAGAACACTAGCTGAACAGCAACTTCTTGAAATACAACAGGAAAGAGATATACTTTTTGAGAGACAGTTTCAAACAGAAGAAGAACTTACTGAATGGGAAAAAGAAAAAATAAATAATAAGTTAATGGCTCTTGATGCTGAAGAAAGATGGATTAATGAAAATGGTGCAAAAGAAGTTACAAGAACAAAAGAAGAAATTGAAGAAGAAAGAAAGCTTGCTAAAATTCAATATGCAAGACTTCAAACTATTGAAAAATTAAACCAATCTCATAAGACAAGTATAGGCAAAATTATATCTGAGTATTTGTCTCTTGATAAAATAGTTGCCCGTATGTCATTTGTATGGACAGCTATGTTTTCTTATGGACTTGCTAATCAAATAAAAAGTATATTCAACGAAGCTATTCAACAAGCCATTGAATTAGAAAAGATAGTTGCTAGATTAAATTCAATTATGTCTACTTATGAACGCACTTTTGCTGAAAATATGAAAAATACAATCATTGAAATATCTAAGCAGACTGGCATAGCATTTAAAGAAATTGGAGAGGCTATGTATGAAGTCCAGTCTTCAAACTTTAATCCAGAAATGACCCAAGAGATTACAAAACAAGCAGCTAAAATGGCTATTGCAAATAATGCATCAATAGCATCTTCAACCAATATGCTAATATCTGTTTTGAATACATATAAGGGAGAACTTGTTGATGTTCAGCAAGTTAGTGATAAATTATTTAAACTAATTGAATTTGGTAGAACAGACCTTGATAAGTTGAATAATAATTTTTCTACTTTAGCCAATACAGCTGCTATACTTGGAGTATCATTTGATGATATTATAACTGCTTTGTCTATTATGACTAACCAAGGAGTTAATACTGACCAAGCTATTATTTCGTTAAATAGATTGTTAATGCAATTTGCAGATGGAGGTTCAGCTGAAGCACAAAAAGCAGCTAAGAGAGTTGGAGTTGAATTAAATACTCAAGAAATAAGAACTAATGGTCTTATTTCTGTAATAGAAAAGCTTTCAAATGCAACTGATACAGAAATTGTTGCATTATCTGGAAACGTAAGAGCATTTAAAGCTCTTGCGTCAATTGTAAAAGACCAGTCAAAATATATGGAGTTTTATGAACAAATTTTAAATTCAACTGGCTCAACACAAAGAGCATATAATGAAGTTTCTGAAACAACTGCATTTTTAATGCAACAACAAAAACAAGAACTAATAGCTGGATTTTTAGTGTTAGCTCAAAATGTATTACCTGCTTTAGTAACAGCTAAAAGATTAATAGCCGATATTGGTAAAGCATTAGGGTTGGTAAATCCACATTTTATTGGTCTTTCTGTTGTTGGACTTTTAGTCGCTAGAGCAATGAAAGCAATGATTGCAACATTTAAGACAACAAGAGCAGAGTTACTTGCTACTCAGCCTAGAATAGTTGGAGTGCAGATTGGACTTAAAACAATGAGTGCATCTGCAGTTGCTGGAAAAGCAGCTGTTATGTCATTAAAAGCAGCACTTGCATCACTAGCTCCAACTTTAATTGTATTAGCTCTTTCTGCTGTTATATCTCATTTTATTAAATTACGTGAAGAGGCAAAAGAAGCTAAACTAGAACTAGAAAGACTAACAGTTACAGATAAAGAACTTGGAGCTAGAGCAAAAGAAAGTGCAGCAGAGCAACTAAAAAGAATAGAATTATTACGAGCTAATATGAAAATGCTTGAAAGATATGCAAATGTAGTAAGAGATACTACTGAAAGCGATATTGCTAGAAATACTGCATTAGAAGCGTATAATAATATAACTGGTGCATTACTTCAAGAAGCTCCAGAGTTATATTCATTCTTAGACAATACTGGAAAATCAGTTAATAATTTAGCAAATCAATGGATAAATGTTGCAAATGGATTGGCTACGGCTTCAGCAGAACTTGAAGTATGGCAAAAAATAGTTGAAGCTGAAAGTGGCATAAATGTTGGAGTCGAATCGAAAAAACAATCAGAGCTTGAATTAGAAAGACTTTTATCTGATAAGCAAGCCGCTAAGGATAGAATTGCTACAGCTGGATGGAGTAAAAAAAGTTTTTCACCATCTAAATCTCAAATTAATGATATAATTGCATATATAGACAGCGAAGTAGCAAAAGGTGTCAGTGCAGCTGACGTTGCATCATCCGCATCAAAGCAATTCGGAGGTGGGGTGATGGAGTTTCCGTATTTAGATGCTCTTCTTTTTAAAGTTGCTTGGGATAAAGAAGCACTACAAGCATATGCAGAAATAGTAGGCAAGCAATCAAAATTAGAAAGTAATATAGAAACTGCAGATAAATTTTTAACACAAAATATGACAGCGTTACAAACTCTTAGAGTTTTATATGGAGAAGAGTATAATAGATATAAGCATTTTCCATTTAGTGGATTACCATCTGGAAAGCGTGAAGAAGGTGGAGATAAAGGTTCAACTCCTTCTTATACTGTTCCTTGGGAAGAACTAAAGAAAAAATGGGATTTAAGACTTGACTATTTTCATAGAAACTATGATGAGTTTGCTGGACAAATCGAAGAAGCAATTACAGAAGAAAGAGGTCTTGAACAGTTATTGCTAGATAAATTTATGGCAATTAGAGATGACCCTAAATATGAACTTGATGCAACAGAACAAGAAAAGTTTACTATGGACTTTATTAATTGGTATTGGAATTGGAAAAAAGATAAGTTTGGTAAAATTATTAAAATTCTAAGAGAAAAGATGAATAAGTTAGATGATGTTCAGGGACAAAGAGAAATAAAAGCTCAAATAGACTTATTAACAGAAGAAGTGTTGCTTGGTGCATCTCAAATGATGGACTTTAACATTGATACAACTCAATTTAAAGAAGTATCTAATCTTAGATTTGACCCTACAACTGATATGGTTTATAATGTTAAAGTTATAGATAAATGGGCTAGAGAGAATTTACCAGATGCTTTAGATATTCTTAAACAACTAACACCTTTGGCTACTAAACAATTGAATGACGTTAGGCTTGCATTAGAATACTATAGAAATGAACAAGTTACAGCTGCTGAGTTAATTGAAAAAGGATTTGATTCAGAATATGTAGAACAAATAGATTTTAAAGATTTAAAAGGATACTTAGCTAATGCAGCTAAAATAAATGAAACTTCTGCACAAGAATTAGAAGATTCTTTTGGTATGCTTGAAAGAGTATTGCTAGAGTCTCCAATGGAAGTTCCACAAGAAGTTTTGACTGCACTTAATGCAATGGCTGGTGGAAGATGGATTGGAGACCTTGAGTGGATGGTAAGCCTGCTTAGTGGAATAGATGTTGACTTAGACAAATGGCTTAAAGAATTAAAAGATAACATAAGAGGATATAAGTTTAATACAGTTAAAGAATTTATTGATAAAATGACTGAAGATGTATCATATCTTGGTTCTCATAAAACTTGGGATGAGCTTACTGCAGAAGATGTTGAAAAACTATTGCTTATTCCAAGTTTGAATGAAGATGTTGTAAAAGCATTAACAGACAGAATGAATGAGTTTGAAAGAAATATAGATGCTTTTGATTTAGAGACAGAAAGGCTATTAAATGATATTAGAGAAAAGAGAAATAAAAATAAGAAGTATATTACTGATTTATTTAGTGGAGAAGAAAAACTTAACTTTTCTGGAATATGGTCTTTAACTAAATTATTTGCAATGGGAGACCAAGATGATAGTGCAGAATTAAGAATAAAAGAAATACAAAGATTAAAACAAAAACTAAAAGATGAATCTGATTCATTAACAGAATCGCAAAAGGATGAAATAGAATCGAAGATTCTTGAGCTTGACCAAGAACAAGCAATGAAGTATGTTGATAATATAAAAAATCTTGTTAGTTCTCTAAAAGAAACTTGGGAAATGTATTATCAATGGCAAATGGATAAGATACAAGAGTGGTATGATGGGCAATCAAAGATTATAGATAATAAAGCTAAATATGAATATAGGTCTGCATTATGGACTGAAAAACAAAAAGAAAAGCTTGATAAAGAAAGAGAAGCAAAAGAGAAAAAGTTTGCATATATGAGAAAAGCAATGGCAATAAGTGAAGCAGTAATAGATACTGCTGTTGCAGTTATGAATATGCACGCTGGATTTCGTCCTCCTTTAAACTTTATTATGGCAGGCATTGTAGCAGCTATAGGTGCTGCTCAAGTTGCACTAATCAGTCAACAAAAATTTGCTCAGGGTGGATATATATATGGGCCTAGCCATAAAAGAGGTGGAGTCCATATTGAAGCTGAAGGTGGAGAGTATATTATAAATAAAAATGCTACTAAAAAATATCTTCCAATAATAGAGCAAATAAATCAAGCAGGATTAGATGGAACTTATAATAAGTCTGTTGCTCCATTTTTCCAAAGTGGAGGATTTGTTGACTCAAGTAGAGAAGTAGTAAAAAGTGAACAGATATCAAATGGATTAGTAGCCTCGATTGTTAATGCTATTAAAAGTATTGATGTTCAAGTTCAAGTTAATTCAAAAACCCTTACAGAAATTGAGATATGGAAAAAGACAGTTAAAGGTCAAAGGCTTGCAAAGGTGATGTAATGAAAGAACTAACATTTACACTCAAGTTCATACAATATAATGAATCTCAAGGATTTGGATTTTATGATACTTATGATATTGATATAACTGAAAAAATAATAGATTTTGATGTAGATGCAATTAAGTTTGTTGACGAAGAAACATTACTTATAAATGAAAGAAAAGCTTCAATATCTATACTAAACTATAACGATACTATAAATGAATATAAGGCTCCGCTTATAGAGCAAACAGAAACTATAGAAACTGGAGAATATGACTTGGTTAATAATCCAGAAGATGAAAACGATTTTAGTGATAGACTTATAAAGTTTGTAGTTCCATTTATTGACGAAGTATTAGATATTAATACTCATCAAAATTATTTAGGAAGAAGAAGAGTATTCCCAGCTTCATATAATCCAGGAGAAAATGAGACAGACTTTTATACGCCTCCAAGTATATCATTAATTCCTGTTAGAAATCACGACGAAGAAGAGTATAATTCGTATGGAGAGTCTTATGTTATTGAAAAACCATACTTTTTAAACATTATACTAGAAGTTAAAGATAAATCAAGTAATATAATATATACTGGATTAGCTGAAATTGAATCATATTCTTATGACCCATCAACATTAAAAACATCTATATCATTTACAGATACAATTGGCATTATGATTAAATGTTTAGATAGCTGGAAAAACCTTCCTACTTTTTTCCAAAATGTATTTAATAGTGGACTAACACTTAATGACTCTTATGACATAGCACAAAAAACTGTTAATGCAATGTATCCACAATTATCTGGTATATTCTATTTTCCGTATTATACATCTGGTTGTGGAAGATACTTAATCAATATGCAGATGAGGTGCGGAATGCATCATGAGCATACAGAATACAGAGTTTGGTTATATGATATAATAAATGGTGGAAATCCTATTAATCTTCCTACATTTTATAGAGAAGGAAGAGAAAGGCCATATATACTATCAAATAGCAATATAACTGGAAACATTGAAGAATTTTGGCAAGATGAATACAACATATATATAACATCTACTGAAAGCGCTGAATTTGCAATTGACTTTGTAGAAAAGTTTAAGTTTAATACAGAGTGTATTGTGAATGTTATTAAGTTTCATATATCTATTCTTGAATCTTCTTTAATAACGTTAGAAGTAACAGAAAATACATTTAATATGTTAGATTCAGATTATGAAAGCTGGAGGGATGGAATTTACTATCCTAATTGGACAAATCTTCTATTTGAAAACGGATGGGAAAATTTTCATTTTAATGGATATATACCTTGGGAAAGCTATATTTATGGTGGAGAAATGGAAGTAAATAACATAGAAATACAATTTGGAGAAATTGATGAAAATTTGTCTAACATTATATCTCTTTGTAATGATGAAGGATTTAATACTAATCCAGATGTATTATCAGTGTTCAAAATGCTTTTGTTTTCAAGAATTATAGTTCCATATACTGATGGATATAGTATATCTTTTACTAGATTTCAGTATCCAGAAACACCTAATAATACATTAGATGGATACTATATAACTAAGATATCAATAAACGATTCATATTATGAAACTCCAGATTTAAAAGATTTTGAACAAATTACAGATTGGGATAGGAAAAAGATAAAACAGAAAATAAAGGATAAAATGAATATAATAGAATCTAGCTTAATAAAGAAGTATACCATAAATATATCTTCTGCTATAAATAAGATTTATAAACTAGGAGATAAAATACACATATATAACGTTGATGATATAAATACTGATGGCATTGATATTATAGTTACATCTATTCAGTATTCTAGAGATGATATAAAGGTGGAAGGATATGGCTTATAAACAGATTATAGGGCCTCAGGGTAAGTCAAAGTTTTATTTAATATATGGAAACAGCTGGTTAGTTGCTAATGAGTTTATTATTGAAAATACTGCTCCAAGTATATCTTTTGACCCAGTATATCCAATAGAAAAAAACTATAGGGGAGACAATATAGACCCTGGTAGTAAGTTTACTGTAGATATATCTCTAGAAATTATCAATGTATTAGACGAGTATCCTAAAATTTTAAAACTTATAGAAGCAATAAATACTATTAAAATAAATCCTAATAGTTACACATTATTTATGCAACCACTATATCTTAATGAAAATAGCTTCATGCTTCCTGTTTTATTAAAAGAAGGATTAAAGTTTGACAATGCATTGCAGTTTATAAATACTGCACAGAAAATACAATTAGGATTTGTTAGTAAATATGCTATTACTGGTGTTCCAGTATCTGCAACAAGAAATATATATGAAGTTGAAGATATAGTAGCTAATTTAGCTATTGTAAAAACTGTATAAAGGAGAATACATAAAATGGCAAACACTTTTATATCAATTGCTGGAACAGTTACAACTGCTCAGTTAAAAGAGGTAGATAGTTCTGGAAATCTTGTTGGTGGTGGATTAACAATTACTGGCACACTAGTAACTGGAACAATATATAAATTTATAATTAGTTATTCAAGATACTATACGTTATATGTAAACTCATCAGCTGTGTCAACTGCAGCTATATTATTTCTTAATGCTGGCGTAGACTTTTTTACTAATGCATCTGGAAACACTGAGTTTAGAACAAATATAGATATGAACAGTAATAAAATTATTGATATTGCAAATGGTTCAAATGATACAGATGCAGTTGCATTTGGACAAGTTAAATCTTTAATAGCGGCTCCTACAAGTACTACACCTACTATATCTATGGATATGGCTACATACAATTTATTTGTAGTGTTTTCTCTTGCTACATATAGTGGCAATATATCAAGAGATTCAACCATTATATACTTTTACTATGTTGACACTTCATCTAGTAATTCAAGCGCTGTTACAATAGACTCTAATGGTAAGATTGCTATAACTGGTAAAACTGTTATTCAGTCAACAGAGAAAGCTCCAGTCTGTGTCATGCCAAAGATTGGTGGATGGAGAGCTGGCAAATATGTCCACTTTGGATATGTAGTAATGAACTCAGCTGGTCATACTACGTATAAATATGGAACAGCAGCTACAGTTGCAGCTGGATGGATAGGGCTAGACGCTACATTTCCAGATTTATCTTCAATAGTTCCATCTCCTGCAAAAGCTCCATTAGTAACTGATACTGGAAGTCAAATTATAGTTACTATTCCAGTTGATGAATCTCCAACAGTAACTGGTGATTTTGAGATTGCATATAATTTTCTATCGTCATCTGCAACTTCTCCAATAGGAAATGGTTCTTCATTTAATAATTTTGGTAATTATGTAATAGAAAGAAGTTCTTCAAGAACATTTGTAATTAACAAACCAATACTATCTGCTAATACAGCGTCATATAAAATATGGGTTAGCTATAGATTTATAAATCCATTTTCTTATTCATATTGGTGGACTACAGGTTCACCTTCATATTTATTAAAGGATTTAGTAGTAACTAAATTTTCATCTAAGCTAAATGCTGATGATATTGATGCATTGATAGACCAAGTTATAGACCTATTGTATGTTGATACTGGAACTGGAATAATAGCTAGGAAGTAAAAAATGTCATCGTCTGCACTTTATAAAGAAAGTCATGAATCATTGCCAAAAACATACTATTATATTGACAGCAGAGCTTGCCAAAGGGAAAGATGTATTAGGTCAATGATTATAGTAAATGATTTCGATGGATTTTGTGGTGATATAAAAGATGTAAAATTTTTTATGACAAAAGACCCAGGAAATATATTTAAGCTTACTACTGAAGTAATTTTAGAGATGCAACCTCATACAAACAAAGAATTTGTAACTTTCTCTAGAGAGCTCATAATAGAACAGTGGTTTGAATCTGAACCTAAGCCTTATATATTAGTTGGTTCTATGCCTACATTTTTTTGGGAAGGTAATTATTATCGAGAAAGTGGATATATAATTATAGACCATACTTATGTAACTATGGAATCACTTGGTTTTTCAAGCAATGCAATGTATATTGTTTTTGAAGGAGTTCAATATCTTTGTTCAGTATTAGCTAGAGAGTGTGGATATTGTCAAGACAAAGGTGGAGAGTCGCCAATGTTTAGCAATATAATAGCAAGAGATGTTGTTAGTAATAATCATTATCCATCAGTTCCTATTATGGGACATAACTGCAAACAATGTGGAGTTTGCCTTATTGCTTGTAAGCATAGAAATGCAATAAGAAACCAAATCGTTAATAGGCCTGTTGAGATTAATGAAATAGATGATAACAAAGGAGACATATCAAGTTACACTGCAAGAAATCAAAGAGCATTAAATGGAGAAAATCTTGAAACATAATAAATATAACGAATATATTATTCAAGATTGTCTTAAATCTTGTTCATATAACATTGATACATCTAGATTTAGACTAAATATAATTGGCATTAGAAATCTTAATCTAAGAACAAAAGATAAATTTATAGATAGAATATGTTTAATTATAAATGTTTATGATAGCATAAAGTATTTTGAATTTCCTTCAACTACAAAAGCAAGTGTTGATGGGATATTAAGTAGCAAAAGATATGGATGTGATTTTATATTAGAGCCTGGTATGTATAGAAATATATGGAAACTAGGATATGATAATAAGTTTATACAGCATCATCCAATATATGCTATTCATTCTATTCATTCAAAAAGAAAAACGCTTAATTATGATGAGTTTGAATTAAATACATTTGCAACAGTTCATGGTATGGAATTAAAGCCATTGAAGTTTATTACTTGTGTTAAGAAGGTATCAGAAGGAGTTTCACAATATGTAGAAAAAGATTCAAATATGAACATTATATTAAGTTATGCTATAATGCAAAAAAATGCATTAGATGATAGGTTATTTAGCTACATATTAATTGATGAAGAAAATGGTATTTTAATTCCTACAAATAAGATATATGGAGAATAACAATGGCAAAACTTAAATATATAGTTGTGCATTGCTCTGCCTCAGAATGGGGAAGTGCAGCTGCAATTAGAGAATGGCATTTAGCAAAAGGATGGAAAGATATAGGATACCATTTTATTATCTTAAATGGTAAGTTAATCCCAAACGTATCTAATTGGCAAAAAGAACTTTCTATTCCATTAATGGATGGAAACATTGAAGTAGGAAGATATCTTGATGGAGATAACTTTATATCTAGTAAAGAAACTGGAGCTCATACTCTAAATTATAATGAAACTTCAATAGGTATATGTCTCATAGGCAATAAAAACTTTACTGAAAAACAATTTTATGCTCTTGAGATGCTATTAAAATCTTTATTAAGAATTTATAAGTTAGATAAGTCTTGTATCAAGGGTCATTACCACTTTGCCAATAAGACTTGTCCTAACTTTGATGTTGACAAATTTGTAAAGGAGAGAATAAAATAATGTGTCTTAAAAAAATCAAAAAGTATCTACCTAATGTATCTAATTTAAAGCACTATGCTTCAACAAACATTATTACTAATATAATGGTAATAATGAAGTTTGGATTCTGGATGGGAGTATGGTGTAGTATAGTTCTTCAGCTTACTGTAGAGCTTAATCAGTGGAGATTATCAAGACTCTCATTTAAAGAATATATGAAAATTCATGGAGTAGATACAATTTGGGATACAGTAGCTGCTATACTTGGAGTAGCTGCAACTCTAGTTAATGCATTGAAGTGGCTATAGGAGAATTATTATGCCAACACCAAGAAGTTACTCATATACATATACTGCTCCAAAGAGTGCTTTTATAGTAACATTTGAAGATGGAACGCCTCCATCTACAATTTGGGCATATACGTTTGATGAAGCAAAAACATTTGCAATTGAAACTTATAAATATAAGAATTGGACTTTAACAGAGTCTAGTTAGCCTATAACAATTACAGCAGGTGGAGTTTTTGCAATAGGCATATATCCATAGCAGAACATAAGATAATTGCGTGGTATCCCTATCTGCAATAGTATGATTTTTAAAACTCATACGTTATAATTCCGCCTGCTGTTTTGTTTGAAAATGCAGCTGCTCCAATTCCAAATTTTTTATACTTTATGCCAACTCCAATGCCAAGAACTGAAAACCCATCTCCGTCTTCTTTGCCAAATGCCCAGGATGCGGTCAAAAATGGCGTATATGGAGTTTTGTGGTCGGGCTGGTGGTTTGATATGGACTGGGTGTCAATCGCTTCATAGACACGAAATTTGGAGTCCAAAAAAAATTGGTTTCGAAATTCATCGTATTCGATTTTCAATCTGTGCCACGTTGAATCGGAAAAAGTAAATGTAGTATCTAGTTTTGCTATTTCGTAACTAATTCCTAAATCTGTTTGCGTTGGAAGTGTAGTTGATGGGTCAATTCCAGAATTAGAAATAGATTCCCAGTCTATAAATTCGGCTTCAATATCCGCCATAATAGTATCACGATATACATATAGAGTATCAAAAACAGTTTCCCTTATTGTAATAGGCTTATTATATATAGATTTACCAAAAAAAAATCCTGCAAGCAGGAGAGAAATAACTGCAATAATTATAGCTATATTACTCAGGCTCTTGTTCGACATCTTCAACGTCTCCCTCATCTATTTCATTATTTTCAAATGTAATACGTTTTCTTTTTTTTAATACGTCTTTAATATCTTTTAATGTTATTTGATTGATAAGTTTATTTACTACATTCCAAAATGCATATATAGTTGGAACACCTATCCATACTATAACAGTATAGTTGGATGGCATTTTATCAAACCATCTAAATACAGTAGCTATAATAAATACAATAAAAAATAGAATAAACTTCTTACTTAATAAACTAATGCTTCTATCTTTTATTTCATTGATTTGTGCTTTTTTTTTTACTTTCTTCATTATTCATTCCACCAGTAATAATAGCAATTCTTGAAACTTCTTGAAGTAAATCTTCTCCCTTATTAATTATTCTTGAAATTTTATTATTTATTGTATCTTTTTTTATTGCAAGTAAGTTGTCGCTAAAAATACTTATATGGGTTAAAACGTCTCTGACAATATTATCTGTAACCGCACTCCATTCTGTCTCTGATAAAAACTCCATTGCTAGATTCTTGAGATTAGATATCTTAAGCATTAGAATATCTTGAGGAACTAAATCAATATCATTTTTTATAATATCTAAAATAAAGTTCGATATATCTTGTGTTGCTTCATTTATCATACTTCTCTGAAATTCATTTGATGCATAAGCAACTGCATGATTTCTTACTCCGTTTAATCTTATTATAACTGAACGCTCAGCTGCATAGTAAGATATGATAGAAGCCTGCTCTCTTAATTGGCAATCAATAGTTTGCACATCTTCAGCTAGTTTGTCTATCTTCTTATTTGGTTTATAGTTGATTATATACTGTGCAACAGAAGTAACTAATGCAGTTACAGCTGAAATAGCTGCTACAGCAACACCAGGCGTGCTAAACATCTCTGTCATATTGACTCCAATTAATACTTTTTATTTTATGGAGTCAATTATTTAGCACGCCTGGTTTTTGTCAAGTCTTTTTTCTATAAATCGGAAAGTGTTAATTTACTAATGATTGTTAAATTATTTACATTAATCAAATATGGTAGACTGGTCTAAAAATGTTTCTATTCTGTCTTTTGCATAACATACAGCTCTTTCATCAATATCAATTCCAACAAACTTTTTATTCTGTTTTAGTGCAACAAGAGCCGTTGTTCCTGTTCCCATAAACATATCTAATACAATACCTTTTTCTGGACATCCAGCATCAATGATAGGCATTATTAGTTCTTCTGGATATGGAGCTACATGAAATGAAGTATTACTTGAAGTATTAATTTTCCAAACTGTTCTTTTTATTCTGCCTTCAATAAGTCCTTGTTCTACTTTTTCAGCAAATTTAGACATTGACTTACTATCAATTTGCACATTTTCACCTTCATATTTACTACCTTTTGTTGAAGCATTTGTTGATACTTTAGTAACCATTTTCTCATATTGCTGCTTAAAATAATATTTCTCATTTTTAACAAAGAAGAATATATTCTCAAAGTCAATAGTAAATCTATCTCTAACTGGTCTTGGCATTACAGATGGCTTATGCCAAATTATATTGTTTCTTAAAGTCCATCCTCTGTTTATCATTTCAATAGCGAATCTAGCTGGAATCATTGCTAAAGATTTTTTCGGAAGAATGATTCTGTTTCCCCTAAAAAACATTTTCTTTTCACTATCTGAAATATCATTGTAATCAGTATCATCATCTTCATCAACTTCTTTATCTGGTTTAACTTTAGTGCTTCCATAATAAGTATCTCCAATGTTAATCCAGATAGTTCCAGATTGCTTTAAAACTCTTTTAACCTCATCAAATATATCGCATAGCTTATTTATATACTGAACAAATGTTCCCTCAAGCCCAAGTTGACCTTCAGCAGAATAATCTCTTAAATTCCAATATGGAGGAGAAGTTACTGCACAGTCAATTGATTCATCTGGAAATGTTTTTAGTATATCTAATGCATCTCCTTTAAATATCTTATTCTCTATATCCTTAATCTCAAACATTATTTTTTTACTCCAATCTTATGAGTTCTTTCATTTCTACTATTACACTTACTGCATAATATACATACCCAAAAAATTCTTTCTACAAAATTTGGCGGTAAGTCTTTTACAAAATTTATCTTACTATCATTAAACTGTATTGGGTGTCCACAGTTATCGCATTTATATGGATTTGTATTTACATTAATATCCATCTTATTTATAATTCCTTCTGTAGAAGTTTAAATATCTTATCATTGATTTTTTTAATTTTATCAATGTTAGTATTTATGTTAGTGCATCTGGCTGTAAAAGTAACATTATTAAACTCACTAAAATTATCAACTGGTGAAACACTAGCTGTTATTCTTACTTCGTGGTCATATATTACTTCAGTGATTGGTTTCTTTTTAGGCATTTTTCATTCCTCATCTTTAAGTGAATTTTATTACAATTTTCATCAATTGATTTGCTAATTCATTGGTATCTACTATCATATAGTTTTTAATAACTTTTTCGTCTTTAGTAATTTTAATTCTAACTCCATCACCTTCAATAAATCCTCTTATATTATATCCATTATATGTATATTCATACATAGTATCAGATATTTTATTTCTTAATACTTTTGATAGATGTTCAGTTGCATCTTCAAACTTAATCATCTTTGTCTTCTTTCCTTTTTCTAATTTTTTCAATGATAGCTATAATTGGAATAGTAACTAGTGATATAATAGCAATGATACATGCTATTTGCAACATAATAATAATGATTCCCATTTTTGATTCTCCTTTAATTGATATATCTATCTATCTATATATTTATACATATTCAATTTCTTTGGATAGCATTGGTCATTAAAAAGAGATGGAATTAGAATAAATGCCCATGCAATAACATTTATTCCATTTTCTTTCCACTTGCCATCTATAAAGCAATCTCGTTGAATATCAGTTCCATCTATAGTAGTTACCCAAAATGTATCTTCATATTTAGTGTCTGGAACTTCATCTGGATATTTATGCCATCTACTAATAAACTCTAGTTCAGATATCTTACTAAATGCAAGATTTAATTCTCTTTCTGTAATTGCGTTCATTCTATGAAGTTTATCATACATATCTTTCATATTAGCATACATTGAATCCATAGGAAGATTTCCTTTAGATGCAGCTGAATTTACTATTCTTTGTCTTTCAGCAAAATCAAGAGATAGCCAGCAATTTTGATGAGCATAACTTTCTTCTCCAGATTCAAGATTATCAAAGTCAATCCAATGATAGTAAAACTTCTTTGAATCATTATACATAAATTTATTACATACATAGCATCTAGGCTGTTTAACTTTTAGCTTTACATCTTTTGCACTCATTTTAATCTCCTATGTGCATTATATATAACGTATCATTTTCTTCTTTTTGAACTAGTTCTTTTATGTAGTGAGCTAATTCATATCTAATATCATCTCTATATTTTTTTGCAGAGCCTATAATGCATACATTATACTTTTTGCAAGCTTCAATTATTGCATGAATCATTTTTTGATGTATTTCATCGTCTATATTTTTATAGAATTTTGATTTATTAAACATCTTATCTGACTGACCAATATAGTCTCCAATATATAGAAACTTAATTCCTTTATTTTCAGCAGATAACTTTATTTTCTCTGGAGTCATAGATACTCCATGTGCATTCTTATATCCTCTAACATCTACAATAAAGTCTATATTATTTGGAATAATTATCTTTTTTATAAACTCTATAGGGTCTTCAAATTTCTTTATAGACCTAGGCGATGCAGTCCATATTCTCATATCTCTATTTCCTTTTGTTTAAACTTATCTTTTGTTCTTTTCTTTATTTGAGATGTTTCTGGATAAAACTTATTTAGATGAAGTCCATAATATGCAATCAACAATGATTCAGCTAATCCATCTTTATATGAACCATGAGCATAATTAACTTCATCTGCAACAGTGGGAAACAACTCTAATGATTTTTGTATTGAAGTGCTTTTATCTGAAGTTACTCCCATTACTTTTTTCCAATGCATTGGATTTGTTCTAATAACTTTAAGTCCAATTGATTCTGCAACTCCAGTTATAAATCCATTTATAAAAAACAGATAATTGTTAATAGTTCTATTTGTTCCAACACTAATCGGAGCCTCTAAAAACACTGATTCAATTTCTACAAATGGAAACATCTTAATTATATCTAATAATCTGTTTCTAATTAACTCATGGTCATTTGAAAAGTCATTAATATACAGAACTGCATTATCTTCTGTAACTAACGATATTCCACCCTTTTTGCCAGGGTCAATTCCTATGATTCCTCTCATTATTTTCTAATCTCCTGAAATGTAGTTGTTTCTGTATTAAACGTAGCTTTTATGATACCAGTTTTTCCAAATCTATTCTTTGCAATAATTAGTTCAGTTAGATTTGAACAGTCATTTCCATTGTCATCTTCTGTTATTCCATAATATGCTGGTCTATATAAGAATATAACTGCACTAACATCTTGCTCAATTGAACCACTTTCTCTAAGGTCAGAAAGGATAGGGCGTTTGATAGCCCTATCCTCACACTTTCTACTTAGTTGTGATAATGCAACAATCGGAACTCTTGTTTCCATTGTTAATTGTTTGAGTTTTCTTGTTATCTCTGAAATCACTTGAACTCTATTTACATTTGAGTCAAGTTCCATTTGTTGTAAGTAGTCGATTACTATTAGGTCGAGTGGTTTTTCTTTGTGCATAGCTCTTATTCTTGCTATAACATCATAAAGCTGAAATACGCTTGTGTCAAGTATTATTTCAGATTTATTTGCAGAGTAATAATTATATAAGTCTTTGTATCTCATTATTTTATTTTCATCAGATAACGCTCTGAAGTCTTCGTTTGATATGGCTTGTTTCATTGTTATGAATTTTTCAAGTATTTCTTCTTTTTGCATTTCTGTTGAAATCATATATATACGCTTTCCATAAATAGTAAGGTTATCAATAATGTTTAATGCAAAGCTTGTTTTGCCCATTGCTGGTCTAGCTGCTATGCAATATAAATTTCCAGGTCTTAGCGACATTATTCTGTCTAGCTTTGGAAATCCCATTTTCAATCCAACTACTCTTTCAACTCCGTTTTTAATAGATTCTTCAGTTTCTCTAATTACACTATTGATAACCGATACAATTCCTTCTGGACTGTCTTGATTTCCAGATATATCTAAGTGTGAATACTCATTTATGATTGACTTGATTTTATTATAAGATGTTCCTTCGCTTATAATTGTCTCAATCCTTTGAATCATTTTGTTAGATTCTCTGATTTTCCACAAATCAACTACTTCTTTTACAAGCGATGGAAATAGCTCTGGATTTACATCTTCCTCTGCAATGCTATCGAACTTATTTTTAAGTGTAGCGTCAAGTAATCCCATGCCTCTTAGTTTATGCAGAACGCTGATTGCATCAACTCTTTCATTTGCATCAACTACTTGATATATTGCATTGAATATATTTCTATGGTCGATTGTATAAAAGCACTTATCATTTATAACACTTAACGATGTTATTGCTTTTTCTGGATTGTTTATAAGTATCGACAGTAGTTTGATTTCGGAAGATTCATTATTTCTAGAGTTCTTCATACGAAGGGCCTTCTATAACATCGTATCGAGATTTCTTTGGCTTCTTTTTTTCTTCATAAATCATAAGTAAATGCTCAAACTTAGTAAGTTCGTCTTTACATTTTTTATTTAGTTGAGTGAGGGTCATTAGATTTCTTTTCCAGAAATCATCATTTATTCCGATTCTAATACACTCAATAATAACATCTTCATCATATCCCTTTTTCAATAGTTTCCAAACAGCTCCGATTGCATCTTCTGGAGTTGCATTTTTTACTACTTGAAAGTTAGGAAACTGTTGTTTTCTTCTTTCGATAAAATCTTCTATTGCTTCCCAGATTTTATCAGACACCACAGCTTCAGTATTTCGCAATGATTTAGATTGTTTAATTATTTCATTATTTATTTCATCACTTGAAACTACTTTTTTATGTGGCTTTAAAATAACTTTTATAAACCCACTACCTTCAGTTGTGATAGAGATTATTTTGAACTTTAAGTCCCCTATAATACAATACTTACTGTTTTCCATTTTCAATAGCTCTGTTGTATTCATTTTCGTCTTCTTTTATAAATTGAACAAACTCATACTCTGTCTTAAATTTTAACTTAGATTCATGTTCTTTAGTTGCTATAACATTAGACGGATTTACATAAAGCTTTCTAATTTGTATTAGTACTAAATTATCTACTAATGGTATAGGTGATTCAAATATCTGAAGATATACCATTCTTGTTTTATTCTTAACATAAGCAGTAACTTCTTTTGCAACTGCTTCTTTTTTAATTGGGTCATAGCTTTTAAAAACTACACTTACTACATCTCCAGGCTTAACAGTAAATTTTGACGGAGGCTTTCTTTGTTTTGATTTACTAGTGTTGTTAGGCCTTTGTTTTTTCATTTGTTCATCCTTTTTATTTATCTTTTTTAAGTGATACGTATTGAATGACTGAGATTTGTTTTATATTTACCATTCTAACTCCAGGTTTTTACTTCGCCGCCAGCTTTGTGAAGGCCGCTAATCCTGTCAAGTTAATTCTATGACTGTCTGGTCAAGTTCCGTGTCTATTCGCTTGGCGGCTATCTCGCAATACTTCTCTTCTTTCTCTATCAGAATATATCTGCGGTTAAGCCTTATGCAAGCAATAGCAGTCGTGCCAGAGCCAGCGAATGGGTCGAGAATGAGGTCTTGCTCTTTGCTGTAGTTTTGCAGACACCAGCCAAATAAAGCGACTGGCTTTTGGGTGGGGTGGACTCTACCATCTTGTAAAGCCTCCCCCCTTGAGTAATCATATATTCTCAATGCTTTATCGAAAGAAGTCCAAGCAAGTTCTCCATCAGCAAGGCTAAAGTTTCTTTGTCTTTTGTTCCAAACCAGCCATCCCATTGATGGAGGCAGATGGTCTGTAAAATAGTTCCCTCCCCAGATTATTTGGTTCTCTGAACTTATCAACATTAGGCTAAACAACTCTTTATCAGGGATTTTTGAATCCCAATCAGTTTCCATGTAAAGTTTATACCCTCTTCCAGCCTTGCTTTTCCCATTTGCCTTTATTCTTTGTTGAGCTGCATTGTTTTGAGCTAAATCTGCCCCTATCCCATAAGGCGGGTCTGTCAGCAATAACTGAGCCTTGACCCCCAGCGTGGGCAGTATGTCCAGACAATCGCCACAGTATAGCACCCCGTGTTCAGTCTCGTGATAAATCATCGGAACATTCCTCATCTGCATGACATCTCCCTAAAAATATCCGTTTGCTCCAATTCTGTCTCAATGCGTTTCGCTGCAATCTCGCAATACTTTTCCTCTTTCTCAATCAGTATGTATTTGCGCTTGTATCTTATACAGGCTATTGCCGTAGTGCCTGAGCCAGCGAATGGGTCAAGGATTAGGGCATTAGGCTCGGAGTAATTATTGATACACCAACCGAAAAGAGCGACAGGTTTTTGGGTAGGGTGAACCTTGGCATCATATCCAGCACTAAAATGATGCATTCTAAACATCTTAACGCTACTGCCAAAAGAAGTCCATGCCAACTCTGCATCTGCCATTGGATTGCTGCCATTTATTTTGTCCCAAATTAACATACACCTTGTATTGTTTAAGTATTCAAGAAAGTAATTGCCTCCCCATATTATCTGATTCAGTGAGACTTTAAACATTAAGTCAAATATGGGTTTTTGTGGTATGCACTTGTCCCATTCCCCACTCCCAACAATCCCTTTGCTTTTGTTAAACATTGATGATTTGCTTTTAATTGTTTTTTTAAAACTGTCCACAATGTCAATTCCATAAGGAGGGTCTGTCAGCACCAAGTCCACGCTCTTGTCTGCCAGCGTAGGCAGTATGTCGAGGCAATCTCCACAATGCAGGATGCCGTGTTCGGTTTCGTGGTAGATCATTTTCTACTCCTTTATCATATCGCTATTTTTATTAAATGAAATATACTTTTTAGCGACTACTTCTCTTTGTTCATCGCTAATGCCTTTTTTAAACTTACTAAACATTTGCATATCTATAGATTTAACATCTTGATATTCTTTTAAGTATAGATAGTCATCTATATATATGTGATATGTTCTAGATGCATATACAACTATATCATCTTTTGAATACTCTTTATCTAATGAATAATAGTATGTAATCATTCCATTTGGAAACTTTACTTTGAAGTCCCAATTTTTTGGTTTTTCCATACTATCAGTTATTAGTTTTACCTTTGAGTTAGTATCAATATCAGGTGTTCTCATTTTTCTGAAATCAGCGGTTTTACTTCATTAACATAGAAATCACAATAGTCATGAGCTGCACAATACTTATGACAACGCTTAGGCATTTCTTTTGTATACTTGATAGTGCCATAATTCTTTTCATCTATAAATGCCTGAGCTTCTTCTTCAGAGTAGAACGTTTTAATGCACTTGTTTTTAAACATAATCTTCCAGCTATCTTCTTTTTGCCATCTTTCTGCTTTTGTGCATACTGGAATTTCATTATCAGGTGCATCTTTATATTTTTCAAGATTGTTAATCTTTTCTTCAATTATCTTAAGCATTTCATCATCATCAATAACTTCAATCTCAAGCTCTTTGTATTGAGTATCTGGATAACCAGCAAATCTAGTTATTTCATATTCTCTCCAGTCTCTAAACAAAAATATGACTTTCATACTATTAACTTCATATCCATTTCGCTTAAGCAGAATACGATAAGCATTTAACTGAAACTTTAAATCATCAATATGGTCATCTAAATAAATCCAGTTCCATATAGTTTGGAACTTAAAGTCAATTACACACTTGTTTTGCTCATCATATATATCCATTCCACCAGTAATCTTTTTTCCAAGAATTTCTGCTTCAAGTCTTTTTTCAACTAGCAATCCAAGGTGTTCCTTATCAAGACTTCCTTTTTCTAACACTATATGCATAGCTGAGCCCATCATAGCCCAGATATTTGACATAGCATCTTGCTCAATTACATCATCATACCTTTTATTTAATATAGCTGAGCGAATAGGTTTGAGTAATTCTGTAATACTCCAGTCTCTTTTTTCTTCTGAGCCAGAATACCAGTTAAACTTTAGTGCATTGAATAGCACTTCTGGTATGTTTGAGTTGTTGACTAATTTCATTTTAGTCTCCTTGTTTTTATTCTGAATGAGCTAGCATTTTTTGACTAATCATTTCAATAAATTCATCTGCATCCTTTACTGGAATATACATTCCATATTTAATATCTGTAGATTTATCAATTTCAATATAAAGTTCTTTTCTTTTCCTTAAATCTCCAGTTGAAAAGAACCATAAATCTTTACATAGCTTAAAGTATCCAGTAATAAAGAAAAACCCAATACTTATATCAATTGCTTTTGCACCATTTCTTACAAGAAATCTTGTAAAGTCTCTTTTAAAATTTCTTGCAAATTTATCAAACTCTTTTGCAACTAACTGCTCTTTTTGCAAATCAAGTTTAATGTATGACTCAATTGTCTTTTTCATTTTATTCTTCCCTTTCTATATATGCTACGTTTATTGCAAATATAGCATCTTTTATTGCAGCTCTAACATTTTCCCTACTGTAGTTAATACTATGTTTAGATGACTCTATTTTAAATCCAGCAGCTTCCATTGCAAAGTATATAGAGAACATCTTTTTTCCTTCTCTTTTATATATTTGAATGGTAAAACGAGCATCTGGAAATAATCTACTTATATCGCTATCATCAAAGAAATAATTAATATATATATATCTATCTATTCCGCTTGTATAGCTATGTTTTATTTCTTTATACGCTGCTGACAATTTATACATATCCATTCTCCTTTAGATATTCTTTCATATCTTCTTGAGTGTCAAAGCTAGTGTATTCCGAACTAAATAAATAGTCGGGATATATTCTCCACCTATAGCTTGTTTTTCCTTCTCTGTATTTATCTTTAGCATTAGTATAAGACAGAACAACTTTTACTGGCAACTTAGAACCTTTCTTAAGAGATTTCGTAAAGAAGTTTTCAGTTGATTGATTCCATCCGTTTTCTTTTAGCCAATCTCTAATAGAGCCTTTATTGTATAGTTTTCCCATTTTACTAATTCCATTCCTTATTACATATTAGAGTTTTCATTTTTTTCTTCTTCGAGATATGCCTGATTATCAATATCAAATTCATCTCTTAACCATTTACATAAATCTTCATAATACTCTCTATGGTCTAGCTGTCCTACATGATATATAACACCTTTACCATCATCTGGCTCATAAGAAATTGATACATGAGTTGTATCTATTTTTCTTAAATACAATTCTTCATCCCAATAATAGATTTTAGCTGTTTTTTCAATCTTATTATTAGTTCTATCTTCCATTTTTGTTCTCCTTGCTTTACGTTTAATTATCTTTGATTTTACACTATATCCATAGTTTTTAGTTCCAAAATATAGTCTGCAAGAATAGTATATACATTTTGGATTGTTACAATATGTATTAAATCTTCCATTAAAGTATCCACTATCATCATACAGTTTTCTATGTAAAGCTTTATGTCCACATTCATTGCACACACTAATACATCTGCAAACTAAAAATAGTGGAAGTTTTTCATTATTTTTCACATTTATATCTTTTAATAGCACCAGTGCTATAATCAACAAACTTTCCAGCTTCAACTTCTTGGAGTCTATATTCTCCACGATATGGCGAGCGAGACCCAATTATAAGTGGTATGCTAATTACATTTGTTTTAAGCAGATTTGAAATATGCTCATCAATTGAATCTATCATAGCTGTATTTATATCTTTAATCATTTTATAAGTAGGAAATGTATCAAACCAGGCTATTAGATTGTTATCTGGTTGATAATACTCATTATCAATGTGGAATAAGCACCATATAGTTTTCATAACGTCTCCAGCAATTTTTCTGCCATACATTTTTCTTTTCCTACATTTGCATAGTAGTAATCTAATAATCCTTGTAGAAAATTAGCTCTTTCTTTGCAATTATTTTTTAACTTAAGTCTTGTATATTTACATCCATTTGCAAATATATCCATATAGGTTTTCTGATGAAAACAAGCTGTTTTTGTTAAGTGATGTATGCAACCACTACAACCAAATGAATCTTTTGTTTCACATAAATCACAATCTTCTGGTTTCCTTCTCGTATATGCCTTTATATTGTGTATCTTAGTTGGATAACTGTCGTTTTCATCACCTATATCTTTTACTTTTATTGACCTATATCTTGATATTAGATACTTAACAGCATCTAAATGTTTTTCGTTAAGTTTATTCATAACGTCTCCAGCAATTTTTCTGCTTTCTTTTGATAGACCATACTACCATTGTATCTCTTAAATCTGTTTTTATAATCTTTGAGACACCATTTTACAAAAATCTTGTTATATGCTGTTTTAATGTTATAATCCATATAGAATAAGCTATCTTTTACAGCTATTCCTGATTTTATGTGAACTTTGTTTATTTGCATTGCTCCGTAATCTTGACCATTGAAAGCTAAGCTGTCTCCTCTGCTTTCCATATATAGAATAACCAGAATATCGTTCCAATGTTCTTCTTGAACAAAATCTACAAGGCATTGATATATTCTTTCTGAATTTTTTAATCTTAAGTAATCTATTTTTTTTTGTAAAACACAATTGTTTTTCTCTTTATATATATGTTGACTGTCTTTTGCTGTCTTCAATTCCATTAATTGATACTGACTTGGTGTGCATATTATCAGGAGCAATATTAGTGGCAGGAGTATAAACCATTTCATATTCTCTTTTATAGTCAAAGAATGTTTTTGGGATAACATATTGAAGTTCTCCTTTGTAGTCAAACACACAATCATAGTTAGCAATAAATTTAGCAACTGCTTCTGCACTTATAATATAATTAGCAGTTTCACCAGATTTGTGTGTAGATAATACAACAAGCTTCTTGCCTGTTAAAATAGCATAGTCAACCAATTCTTTATTTATAGACCAAGCTTTGTATTTCCAGAAAGTATGCTTACTTTCATTTCTAATAACTTTGATATAAGTTTCTTTTGCGTATCCAAGTTTAGTATTATTTACAAATACGCATCCGTTATTAATCTTAACCATTATTCTATATCAAGACAATAGCATCTAATGTTATGAACAATAGACTTATATGCATGATTAAGAGAATTTACTGAATTTACATAAGTTTCATCATATCTCTTATCTTTATTTAAAATAACATCTGAAACTAGTTCTTTAAAATCTTTCTTAACTTTCATAAGTTTGTTATATAATGCTACTATATCTAATCTTGTTTCTTCTGTCCCAACAACTTCTGCTACGCCACGTTTCTTGTCAAAGTTCATGTATCTATCATACACTAAAGTTTCAAGTTCAAATATTATTTCGCTAACCTGCATGAAGACGCTTCTATCGTTTTCCATTATATTCTCCTTGTGATTATAAAATTGTTAGAAAGAAAAGAGAGTGGTGTGAGCAACACGACTAACCCTACACCACTCTCAGCACATAGACTTGATTATACTTACTTCAGTTTCTGATTACTTACTAGAATGGAACAGTTTCATCTGAACTATCTGAATCACTTGATTCTGGAAGTGAATCATCTAAATTATCATAACTAAATGCATTACCACTAAATTTGAGTCCAGCTTCATCAGCCTTCTTTTTCATATACTTAGTAAGACTATCATAGTCCATTTGAACTTCTTCATAGTCTGAATACCTGTCTGTTAATTCACTATAAATCTTGGCTTTCTTATTTTGTGTATGCTCAGAATAAGTTTTGAATGTATCTCCGTAAAACGCTCTGAGAAACACAAAAGACAGTCGTCTTTCTTTTTCATAGTTTGGAATCCAGATACCTTTTTCAGACCTATCAGCTAAGCTATTTGTCTCTGGATTAATTTTCTTAACTGGAAACTTCTTTTGAAGCTGAATAAACATTCCAACAACTTTTCCAATCAGCTCTTCATACATAGGAACGGCTGTCATTTCTTTTTCGCCATTCTCAAAGTTATATCTTTCAACTTTATACTTTTTAACTTTCTTAGGAGTTGCTCCACAAATCATAAACAGAGCAGAAATCCTATCAGCATCTGGGCGTTTTCCGTTTTTATCAGTAAGCCATACAGTTTCTAGATTGAGTTCTTTTGGCTGTCCTTCAGCATTGAGACGATTGAGAAATGCAACCCTGAGCTTAATGCCTTCAGCTCCAGATTCTGTAACTACCTTTTCGGCTTCTTTAATTCTTACTTTATGAGCTCCAGTAAATTGTCCAGAGTCATTTTTTGCAGCTTCTTGGTCAAACCATTCAGACATTTTTAGTCTCCTTATTAGTTTTTTCGGCTTTTTCATCTTTACTAACACTTGCTATTCCATTATATCTCTTTATAGCGTCTGCTACAATTTTAAGATTGTTAGGAATTTCTTTTGATTCAAACATACCTTCTGGTGATTTAGCTGTTGAATAATTGGCTTGAGTTTCAAAGTAATATCTGTTTGTATCTCCATATTCACACTTACCAAATAGAACTATTGGAAACTTTGTTTCAAGCTTTATCTTTTCTAACTTTCTACCAGAAGTTTGTATTCTGAAAAAGTGATTTCCAAGCTCATCTATAAGGTCTTGCATATGGAACATACAGAATATGATTAAGTCTTCTCTTGCTACACTAGCAGCTGAAATTACAGCATAAACAGAAAACGCCAAATCAATCCACTTATCATATCCTTTCTCTTTCATCCGCTTCATTTCATCGTCTATCATAATACCGTTCATAGTATCTATAACAATATGTTTGATATGACTATACTCAGCGTTTGTAGAAACTCCGTTGATAATCTTAATGATTGATTCAGCGTTTGAAGTAACATAGTAGTTTCTGTTTTCTTTATTATACTTATTTTTCCAATTTCTGAATGGCAAACCTTTTTTATCAGCGTTTACTATTAAGGTTTCCTTTGGGTCAAGATATTGGATTGAGTGAGATTTTCCATGACCAGTTTCAGCCATTACTGCAACTAATTCAGCCATTATTTTTCTCCTTGGTTATGGGTTAAACAAAAAGTAGCGGGAAACAATTAAGTCTCCCGCTACAACGTACTCGAAATATAACTTAGTCTTCTGGCTTAATGATAACTGTGTCTTCAATGCCTGCCTTTGTGGTAGCAAGCTCAACATATCCAGATTCCATATTAACTAGAACCTTAGTAAATGAAGGCATCTCAAAATCGCCATTCTCATTGCGAAAATCTTTTTCTAGCACAATAGCCATTTCTTTGATAGCCTTAGCGCCTTTTTTGTTCTTGCAAGTAAACCAGCTTTTTACCTTAGTGTCATCTTTGACATACTTTGGCTTTCCGTTCTTTCCGATTTCATCAGATTGAACGATTGCTCCAGTTGCAGCTTTTACTGCGATTTCATAGGCACGAGTGTTGCGAATGACTTTCATTAGTCATCTCCTTCTGTTTCTTTTTTTTGCCTTTTCGGCATTTCGTCTATAAATTTTTCTATTGCAATAAATATACTAGATACAACTGATAGTCCATTTTCTCCGATAACAGAAATTATGTTAGAATCTAAAATACTATCATCAGCAAATGTATGAGCTAAACTAGATTTAGATGAGAACTCTCTTATATCATAACTTATAGATTGTTTTACAATTAAAACTATTTCTTCATTTTTATCTTTTACATTTCTAGTTCCAAGTAGAACACTGGTAAAGCATCCGTATATCTCAAGCGTTGCAACAATTACTCTTTTACCTTCATTATGATACCCATTTAGAAAACATTGCAAAAATCCATTTTGGATAAAAAGCTCTTTTGTTGCAATATTACTCATATCAATGTTGTTTTCTTTAATAAAGTTAAAAATCTCTTTAATTCTATCTTTGCTTAATATACTTTTATCAAATTTTTGAATCATTTTTCCTCTTCATATTCATGTCTTTAATTGCATCAATTGAGTAAGTAATTCCAGTTATAGATAGAACAATAACTCCAGTAATTATTCCTGGTATAATTAAAGCTATACTTAATGCAATTAGAATTAAGTATAGAAATATGACTGTTATCTTAAATGCTAATGTGTTCATTTTTTCCTTTCCTTATATAATCTACTGCTTTTTGTGCTAAGATACATAAATCGTATATTGACTTTACTTCTGCTCCATGCAAATAAGATGATATATAAGCTGCTCTATCTTTTTCTCTATGCTCAATATCAAATTCTGAAAGCAAAAGCATTGTTCCAAACTCAGCAACTATTTCTTCATTGTCGTATTTGTCTTTGTCTCTTGTTTGAAGCTCTCTATTTAATCTTTTTTCGTGTCCAGTAGAGTGAACGCACTCATGAGTCCAAGCTTCATAGTAAGCAACTAAATCATAATATCGCTCTTTGGGAACTAATGAAATTCTATCCTCTTTGGGTGAATAATACGGATAGTCACTGGAATCATCAGCAAGTACGATATTTTCACGAGTGCAGTATTTGTCAAGTAGTTTTTCAAGCTCTTCAGGCTTTTCGGAAAATGCCATTTGATTGACTGAGTCGATATCTATAGATGTTTGCTCAATGTTAAAAACATAAACAGTTGACCAAAAAGATTTTTCTTGACACCTTGAATTTGAATTAGCGTCTTCAGAGTCTATTTCCATCCCAGTAGTTTCGTCAAAAAATAGTTTCTTATATTGCTTGCACATAATTGGAGTACCTTTTTCACCTTGCTTTACTGGAATGTATGATTTTATTGCTTGACCAAATCCAATCCAATATGGATACTTATAATTACAAGATGCTTTCGTCATAGAAAGAACAATGTTATTGAATATACCAGAATAATGTCTTCCAGTATGATAATTCTTATTTCTTAAGTCAAAGCCATAATCCCAATTGATATTTCCACTTTGAATTAAACTCTCAAGCTTTTGGAGAGTTTTGTCAAGAGCGCTCATTTTTTCCTCTCTTTCTTTTTGTTTGTTTATATCTAATTTCTAAAAACAATATAAAAGCTTATGTTTGATTTTTTGGGAATTACTAATTTTGAGTCATCTACTTTCTCAGTAGGTTGAGTATGTCTTGCAATAATAACAGTATCATCAAACTCAATGTTAATTCTTTTTCTTGACAAGTTAATTGGAATGTCTAAAAGATTAGAAATATCTTGAGCAACATTCTTTCTGTTAATTACTGCAATAGTATTATCTCTTCCAATGTTATCTACTAACTTAATCACTTCACTGTTGCTGATACTATGAATTTCCAATGTTATAGGAAAAGTATCAAACATTGAGACTGATATTCCGTTTAGAATGTAAAGCATTTTGGTTCTCCAGTTTTTGGCTCTATTTTTTTGCCATAATCTCTATATATATGTATTTTTAAAAAACAATAAAATCTAAATCTGAATCGAACATTTTTTATAGCAGGATTTGCCAAAAATAAGCACAAAAAAAAGCGCTGAACCGAAGTCCAGCGCTTATCAGAGGTTTGTCCGTTTGTTTAGCAGTGGTTCGGTATTATCCCTTCATCATATATAGCCATAAATTTGCCACTGCTGTCCGAATTATTTTTTTGGATTTCATTTAGCATGATATTACGACGTTTCTGATTCAATATAGCTAAATACATTACAAAGAGAAATATATTCTTGTCTTGCTAAATCAATTTGTTGACAAAGTCTATATTTCGTTATGTTATGCATTTTACAAAAATTGTTCATTGATAATCCACTATCAGCATAAGCAGATACAAGTGGAAATTTATTTGCGACCATTTTAGCTGGCTCATTTGGAACTCTTTGACTGTTCCATACTCTTTCAATTTCTCTAACAGCTTCCTCAAATTCAGTTTCTACTTCCACGTTAATATCTTTTATGTATTTGAGCACATTTCGTCTATTAAGCCAGCTACGGAAATTAGTATATCCAGACAGAGTCATAATAGTTTTCGCTATAAATTTTGCAACAGTATTTCTAGCGATATTACTTATGTCTTTTGGATATAACTCACTAAGATTGTATTGCATTATTTCGTATAGAATTTCATGCAGTATGTCTTCAGCATAATCAAGGAAACGGATGAAGTACTGAGAGTATCTGTATGCATACCAGATAACTGTGTCGGCAGTCTCAACTTCCCCTAATACTGATATAGCTCTTTTGTAGGGGTCGCTGTCTCTCAGTCGCTTCATCGTTTCCTCGTCTATGATATTAGGCCTCAATTCCTTCAGTCATTTTTAGCCAATATAAATACTTTGTAGCTATATTGTTGCTGACAATAAAGATAGCAGCTGTTTTAAGCCAGTCAACATTGATTGATAATGTTTTAGATAATTTGTCTACTAACTTTTCTTCTACTATACGACCATTTTCATCTGATGCATCAATAGTTATTTCAGTTAGACTAACTAGCATATTATTCATTGTCTTTCTGAATAAATCGTCTGAGAATAAATTAGCTACAATATCCATTGCTTCACAATAATGATTATTAACTAGATGACGACGACGACTATTTTCAAATAGACAATTGAGAAAGCCATATGCAATCTCTTTATAAATTTTACTTTCTTCATCTAAATACTCATTTGGCTCAAACAAGTCTACTTCCATCATAGACATTTGCTTTTGTTTGAACATCGACATAGCTATTTGTCTGTCTAACTTTACGAGTCTTTCTAGTGTTGTCATTTTTTCACCTCTTCCTTTTCTTTTTTGGTATTTTTGGATTCAGCTTTTTTTGCATCAGTTTTTGTATCTGGTTCTTTTACGAACTTTGGCACTACATAATTAGCATAGAACCATGCCCAAAGCCGTTCATACTTTTCTGAGTAAAGGTCAAGTTCAATTGTGTCAGCTAAAATAGCATCGAACTTTTTACGGAAGTCTGAGACAAATTGCTTGAGTTGTCCTTTGGTTTTGATATTTACTTTTTTGTATGACTCTTCAAACTCAGCTACAAATGTGGTAAGAAACTCTTCGTAGCGGATATTGGCAAGGGGAGCTCCATCAAGCTCAAAGGTGGCACGATATTCATTGATTTTCATCTCTGTTTCTCCTATTTTTCCACAGATTTGGTATTTTGTTCTTGATTCATCTCACTGGCTTTCGCTTTACTAACTTTGGAAGTGGGAATGTAGTCCCTGATGTTTTTCTTCCATTCTAATTTACTGCAGAACTTCCATCCATCTGCTATCCACAGATGAACTCTGTCTTCACTAACTCTTGCGAATGATTTACCTTTCTTCATTGTCTTCATTTTCTTTTACCTCTTTTGTTTCAGCAAAAATCTCATTCAGATTTTTACCGTATTGTTTCATTGCTTTAGTTATGATGTATGGATACGCTGGTATGAATCCTTCTATTCCGTCATATAGAATTGATGAGCTAACCACTGAGTCGTTACTTGCTATGAAATGTCCTATTGCTGAAAGTCCAATACAAACATATCTAACAATAATTATAAAGTCTTCATCCAGAAGACTAAAATCTCTGGAACTACGATAAGCATGTTTTAAACTACTGTATCCATGAAAGAATCCATTTGCAAGCAATTTTCTATTAGTATACATAGTTATGACATAA